ATGAGTCTACAAGCCCCTTTAGAATACAATAAAATGTTACGTGAAATTATATCATCCTCATCAAAAGGACATGCTATAAAATCAATCGACCTTGATGAAATAGACTCAATCCTAAGAGACTCCTTATCGATTAAAAATATGAGAGAGGCTGGTAGTTTCTTTACTGGGCTTAAACTTGCGACAAAGACTCTTGATTCATTTCTTGAGCCAATAAAAATAAATTCGGTGGTGCTAGATCCCACGTGTGGTGCAGGAAATCTACTAGTGGCCTGTTCACGTAGATTCTCTATCTATCCTACTTTAACACAGACATTAAGCATATGGGGACAACAGCTGAAGGGGTTTGATCTCTATGAGATTTTTGTTGAAAGTGCAAAACTTAGAATAATAATTGATGCTTTGAATAGAGGAGCAAAAAAAGATTGTGATATCGATATAGCATTGACCCTGCTTCCAAACATAAAAGTAAAAAATGCATTAGATGTATGTGAAATGGATTTGAAAGATATTACTCATGTTGTAATGAATCCTCCCTTTACAATAACGCCATCTCCTAACAACTATTATTGGAAAAAAGGGAAAGTTAACTCAGCCGGTATCTTCATGGATAAGTACATCAGATTGCTACCTGCAGGTTGCTGTGTCAGTGCTATTTTACCGGATGTACTAAGATCAGGCAGTCGATATGAAGAATTTAGAACATTCATTGATTGCAATTTGATAGGTACTTGCAATATATGGGGTAGATTTAATACAAAAACTGATGTAGATGTCTTTATCTTATCAGGGAAAATAAAACGCTATCTTAATAGTCGGCTGCCATGGTCACCAAACCTTGGTAAATACACGCAATTATCATCTCAATACGATGTTCGAGTAGGACCATTAGTTGCTTATAGGGATCACCAAGAAGGTGAAGAACATCCTTATTTTCACCCCAAAAACTCTCCTGCATGGGAAATAATATCGAAAGTTAGTGAAACTAGAAAATTTAAGGGTACGACAATAATCCCTCCTTTCATAGTTGTTAAAAGGACATCCAGTCCAACAGATAAATTTAGAGCATCAGCGACCATAATAAATTTAGATCTTCCTGTTGCTGTAGAAAACCATATATTGCGGGCATATCGTAGTCATTTTACAATTTTCCTTACTTTCAGTCTGTTAGAAAGCAAAAAGGCACCCGAACATTAAAGTATGGGTGCCTTCTTTATGTAATAACTCATGTTTACTCTACGGAGTTATGGGCCAACATATTGCAGCACGTATCATCTGGTCAGCATGGGGTTATTAATTTTCGCAAAATCAAACGGGCTGATACTTTTCTTCCGGTTCGAATCCAGAAAGTCCGCCCACCATTGCAGCATCAACTTGCGTTCATCCAGATGTTCCGCTTTATGGATATATGCCGCCCGCACCGAATTGCGTTCCATATGGCTCATCTGCCTTTCAACCGCATCCTTCGACCATAGCCCTGACTCAATTAACGAACTACAGGCCATTGTACGAAAGCCGTGACCGCAAACCTCAACTTTAGTGTCATAGCCCATCACCCGTAGCGCACTGTTTACCGTATTCTCGCTCATGGGCTTACGCGGATCGTGATCGCCAATAAAAATGAGTTCATGTTCGCCGCAGAACTGTTTTATCTGCTTCAGGATTGCCAGAGCCTGCCTTGAAAGCGGCACCAAATGAGGTGTACGCATCTTTGATCCTCGCTGAGAATGTTTCACGCCGGGAATAGGCTCTCGCTCAGGGGGAATGGTCCACATTGACGTTTCAAAATCGATCTCTGACCAGCGAGCAAAACGCAGCTCACTGGAGCGAATAAAGATAAGCAGAGTGAGTTCCGTTGCCCAGCGGGTTAGCGGCCTGCCGGTATAGTCGTCTATTTTCTCAAGTAACTCAGGGATGCGCTTTAATTCCAGCGCCGGACGATGTTGTCGATTACCGGAAGCAACCGCCCCAGCCATCTCTTGTGCCGGGTTATAATCAATTAACCCACTTTGCACTGCATAACGCATGATGGCCGTAGTGCGCTGTTGAAGACGAGCAGCAACTTCAAGACGTCCAGACATCTCTACGGCTTTAATGGGCGCTAATAAATCGCGCGTTTTTAACTCAGTGATGTTACGTTCACCAAGCGCTGCAAAGAGATTATCTTCCAGACTTTTTAGCACACGATGGGCGTGATCTTCAGACCACTTTTTATTGGTGCCATGCCACTCGATCGCTACCTCTTTAAAGGTTCGTGCTTTACTCTGTTCAACCTTATCATTTTTCTTTTTGTCTCCTGGATCGACGCCATTCGCTAGCAGCTTACGCGCTTCGTCACGACGTGCTCTGGCATCCGCCAGTGTGATTTCAGGGTAAACCCCAAGTGCCAACATCTTTTGCTTGCCGTCATAACGGTACTGTAAACGCCAGTACTTAGAACCATTTGGATGGACAAGAAGGTGCATACCGCTGCCATCGGTCAGTTTGTATTGCTTATTCGTTGGCTTAGCTGTTCTGACCTTGATATCTGTTAACGCCATGCTTATCCCCTCCCTGTTGGTACAAGCATTATCGAACCGGAAATACCATCATCTGTACCAACATGTGTTGGTAGATGTACATTGATGTCGGTTGACCTTGAGAGAGTTAATATAGCGGGAAAGGTAGATAAATACTGGATTTTAGACATAAAAAAAGACCTCAGTTGAGGTCCATTTACATGCTTTTGGTGCGAAGGCCGGAATCTAAAAACAAACCAACCATATGTAATAATTGAAAAAATAAAGTGCAATTTTAATTTATGCCCCTTTTTGTGCCCCCATCAAAATTTCAATCAACCTTTCATAGAAGAACTGATAACGATATAGAGAAAGATTCGGTTCGGATCCGCAGCACGGACCCTAACCGAAACAATCATTTCCTCAACAGATTCCTGCACTCACTAAGCAGTTAACGCTATACATCGTATCCCCCCTGGTCGCTAAAGTTACTGCGGGAACGGGCTGCCAGTTTTCTCTGTTTTGCTTCAATACGTCTCATCACTTCATCTGCCACATCTGACGGGCTTTGCCCTGGTTGCTGGTGAATATGGATTTCAACTGTCCCTATCGACGCAGGCAGGGCCTGCGTGGCTATAGCGGGCTTTTGTTGCTGACTCTTATATGCGGAGACAGGCAGGCTGTATGGGTGGAGTGGTTTAGCCTCTGTCTCCGGTGCCAGCCCTCCCAGAGTCAGCCAGGTGGCAGCGGCAATGGCTGCTGTTCGTCTCCTGCTCGTTATGTATGCGGGCCCGTTAACGATCTCGGGTCCATTCTCACCAGCAATGCCAAACTGCCCGCGCGGAATATATCCGCCGCTGTCATACATCCCGGCAAAAAATCCACCCACACCTTTTGCCTGTGGGGTTCCCGGTGATTTGTCGCCACCGGTCATCCAGTCCGGCAGATAGCTTTTCACCGATGCCAGCTTGCTCTTGAGCGTCTCCCACTTCTCATTGATACCGCTCAGGATGCCGTCAATGATTGCGCCTCCCACCGCTTTAAACTTCGCGGGCAGCGCGGCAACATCACTCAGTATTTCAGTCCATTTCTGACTGATGGTCTGCTTAATAACCGCCCATGCACCAGTCACTCCCGATGAGATAGCATCCCACATCGCTTTAAATTTTGGCCCCAGTGTTTCCCAGTTCTGCCAGATATAAATGGCTCCCATAGCGATCAAGCCAATAACCGCCAATATTGGGTTAGCAAACATCAGCCTGCCCAGCCACAGGATAGCCTGGCCTGCTGCGCCAATAACTTTTGTGACCAGACCAAACACAGAAGCAAATTTAAGCTGGAGGATGCCTGCACTTACCCGCACTACGGCCATCGGTCCCAGAATAGATGCCAGCGCCAGTGACACCACGCCCGCAGCTGTCGCAGCAACCGCGAATACTGCAGCGACTGTAAACATTGCAGCAGTCAGCCGCGGGTGCCGTTTAACCAACCCATCCAGCCCGGAAGCCAGATTCCCCAGCCAGTCAGATAGCGTTTTAAGCACTGGCGAGACAGTTTCCCCAATGCTTGCCATCGCATTAGTAAAAGACCCCGTTGCCGCCTCCCATTTGTTGCCCAGGGTATTAAGAGACGCATCGACGCGCTCGCGCAGAGTCGCCTGGTTCTCCAGTTTGGCGACGGTTTCACGGTAGCCCTCGATGCCTTTTGACGTCATGGTATTCAGCGCTTTTAGCACCTCGTTATCGTTACCAAACAGGGCTTTCTGCGTTGCAAGTTTTGTTTCATCATTTAATTTTTCAAGCTTTTCTAACTGCGCGTACATCTTTTCCAGGCCGCCAAATCCGCCTTTCCCGTCGGAAAAATCAAACCTGATACCTTTTCCTTTCAGCCCGTCGTTTACGCTCTTAATATTTTTGGCATCCAGCGTGGCCTGAAAAATTTTACGATAGGCATTACCCGCTGACTCTCCGGCCATCCCCGCCTGATCGGCCATGACGAGAAGTGGACTAAATGTTTTCGCAGCATCCAGGCCCTTCTGCTTGATAATGTCCATAGCGCTGCTGATATTTGCAAAACCCTGCAGCATATTTCCCGGATCAACCCCCGCGTAATAACCCCGCTGGATCACGTCCATCAGGCTCATCATGTCTTTTTCGGTGGTCTGCGTGGCGTCCTGCAGTTTCGCGGCAAACTCTGCCGCATCCGTCGGGGCCATCTGCAGCTGCACGCCGAGATACGCCGCCGACTCACCCAGCCCTCCCAGGATGACCTGCGCAGACATACCCTGGCGGCGTAACATGGTCATCATGTTTTGAAAGTCTGCCGTGGTGCCGGGCAGCCGGTCCCCCAGGGCGATTGCCAGCTTGTTTAGCTTCTCAAACTCCGGCGCAACCTTTCCGCCAGGCCCCATCATCGAGCCTGCCAGCTGGTTAGCGGCGTTTTCTGATTCCGAGTAGGCGCGAATGGGTGCCATCAGCGTTGCCCCCGTTGCCACACCTGCAGCCACCATTCCTGCGCCGTTCCCGGCAAGGCTATTGCGCACATCGCGCATCTTATCGGCTTTTGCCCTGATCGCATTCAGCTTGCGCTGGCGCTCGCCAACGTCACGCAAGCGCCGCTCCTGCTCTGCCAGCTGTTTGTTATAGCGATCCGTTTCACGGGTAATGCGTGCCGTTTCACGGGCACCGCCTCCCGCAGAGATGCCGAGGCGGTACAGTTCCGCCCTGGCTGCCGCCATCTGCCGCGTTTCCTGCTCCTGCTTTTGCTCCAGCCTCGACACGGCCCGCCATTGCGTTTCAAGCGCCGCTGTCTGCTTTTTGGTGGGGGATTCGAGGGCTGACATTTCGCGGGTCATCATCTGCGCACGCAGCCGCGCCTGGTCCAGTTCGGTACTGGTCCGGCTCAGGCTCCGGGATAGCTGATCGAAGGATTTTAACTGACCTCCCGCATCGTTGAGCCGTTTAAGCTGCTCGCGGGTCTGCCGGACAGCAGAGGTCAGTTCCTTAGATCCAGCCTGTGCCACTTTTAAAGGTCGGGTGAGTTTATCAACCGCATTTAACACGACCTGCAGACGCAGGTTTTTATCACTCATCACTGACTCCGTTTCTCAGGATAGCTTTGTGTCGCCATTCCAGCACCTCGGTCAACGGCATAACGTCAGTAACGGACGGCGACCAGTGAAAAATGGTGGCGATATCCGCCACCAAATCATCAACCATCAGGCCGGTTGGAAAGCTGATGTTGCCGACTTCGGTAGCAAAAAAAGAACCACCTCCAGCGACATGGAAGCCAGGTCTGCCGGGTCCAGCTCTGCCATTTCCTGCGGAGTCAGTTCCGGGCTGGAAATACGGGGGATAATCGTCATCATCGAGGCCACATCCATTTCCATTACGGCCTGCAGTCGGAGTCCCCGCAGCGCACCAGACTGAGGTTTACGCAGCACGACTTCCCGGATCGAAGTTGCGCCACGCTGCACAGGTGTATCCAGAATGACAATGGATTCCGTTTTTTCAGTAAGAAGTTCACTCATGATATTTACTCTCTGGTTGTCAATGTCCTGACAGTGTGCCCGGACTCACACAACCCGGCGAGGCGCTGTGATTGTTAGATGCGCCATACAACCCTCTTGCCAGCGGTTGCGCCGGCATTGTGCTGGCGTTCTGTCTTTTCCCCCTCAGCGCGCGCAGCCCCGCCCGCCTGCCCGCTTCACTTAACAGAATGGTTTTCATGCACCTCGTAAATCGTCTCAGGAGCCGCCATACAAGGGCTTTCGCGTCAAAAATGCTGCATGAGACTCATGCGTTTTCATGCAGCATAGACATGCACTCATGCGTTCTCAGGCCAGCCAGGAAAAAGGTATAAAAAATCCCGGTACTGGACCGGGATTGCGTGGGCGTTCTTTCTAATCAGACAGGGATTTGCTGGCGGTTTGACAGTTTTGATGCAGAGCCATAACGATTGAGCGTTTTCTTTTGTTTTTCATGGTTTTCCGGTTCATCTGATTCCTGTTCATTGCGCCGGGGTTTCATAATTATCGTATCCACACTTTCCAGTGCAGTAAATGTGCAGGAACATTCGAGATTCTGGCACTGATACCATGAGCGTTTAACCGATGGTGCTTCATAGGCTGAGGTTCTGGCGTGTGCCGTAGTGCCGCATTCGGGACATTTAAGCGCCATCAGATACTCTCCATATCACGGTTACGTTTCTGCTGTTTTTCACGTTCATGACGGATCTTCATTTTATGAAGGGCCGCCGGTGACGGGGTTTTGCTTAAATCGATACAAGCCGAATAATCCGGCGCAACACCCGCCAGTTTAAACACAGGGTCCTGTTCCGGCATCGCAGTGTTAGCAAGAGCCGGTTTGGTGATATGTTTGTGAATAAAGTCTTTCAGCAGTGTGTCCGGGTCATTAACTGAATGTACCACACCGACAACTGCGCTGGCTTCGCGGCCCATTGTAGATTTGAGCAGGCTCAATGTCTGGATGAGAGCCTTACCATGCGATTGCATAAAATCTTCCCAGATTTGTTTTGCGCGAATACCCACAAGTGCCTCGTGCGCGTGGATATACTTTCCGGCTAATTCCGCAGTCTCCTGTGGCAAAAGTGCATTTTCGCTCTCCTGAGCCGCCAGCAGCTCATCAAAATCCTCAAGCGTTTCTCGTCCCAGCGCAATTTCCGTGCGTAGTTTTTTCATTTCCTTTGAGATTACGCCCTGACTTTCACGAAACAGCGTGCGCCACTCATCATTCAGTGCGTTCGTCGTGGCTTCCATTTCAGCACGGCGCTGGCGGATAGTTGCAATATTATCCGCTGCCGCTTTCTGCCGACGACGTGCTTCAAGCCATGCGCTTCTGGCTGTGTTCAGGGTTTCCATTGCCTGCTGCGTTACAGCCGGAAAAGTGGAAAGGTTGTTATTCTCTGCGGTGTTGTTCATGACTTCTCCTGCCGGGTTGGTTCGTTACGTCAATTGTGTCGTGACTGACACAAGCGCACTATCGGCGCTCAGTGTGTGGTGGCTGGCACAACGGGCGTTTGCGGTTATTCAGACGCGGCCATGACAGCCAGCCAGATAAAAATGCCTCTGTTTCAGCCTGCTTTATGTCCCGGATGCGGTGAAACAGGTGGAACAGGTGTTACACCATTGTTTTGTAAAACATTTATATGCACATCACAGGTGGAACATCGCAGGTAACAAGGTGGAACAGCGGATCGGCTGGCGTTCCACCTGTTCCACCTCACTATTTCAGAAGGTGAAACAGGTTTAGCCCTTGTAAAATACGGGTGTTCCACCTGTTTCACCTGTTACCCTTAATAAATAAGACTCACGCAAAGCCTTAACCCGGCACCTCGCTGTTGAAGACATAGAGTCTGCGGGGATTCATCTCTGGCGGGCGAATGGTTGTCTGCAGCTTGCCATCGGTGGAGGGCAGCAGGTATCCACGATCCGCGCACAGACGCGCCACCTTGCGCGGGTCAAATCCCCGGCAGATTTCTTTCCAGCCGGACGGCATGACGTAGAACGTGGTGACGGCCTCCGTGCCCTGCGCGGTACTGCCTTTCTCCACCCTGCGCCAGCCCACCATATTGCCGGGGCGGTTACGCTCGTCGTGCCAGTCAGCAAAGCGGCTGTACTGATTCGCGGTAAAGAAGCTGCGTACCTGCTCCAGTGCGGCAATATCTTCCTGATTGGCGGTGTGCCCGCGATCTTTCAGCCATGCGTTCAGGCAGACGCGGGTTGCCCGCAGCGCTTCACCCTCAGGCCAGCCGGTGATACCCAGCCGGGTTGCCAGCTCGCCCGCCATCGCCACCAGTGCAAAGCGGTTCACAGCCCGGCCTACCTGATTACCCGCATCTTTCGGGGTCAGGGCGGCTGTATATTCCTTCATCAGTGACTTTGCCTGTGCCGTCAGCCCGTTAAGGTCAGCGGTCAGGGCTTTCAGCCACTCCCTGAACGGCGAACCGTAGTAGCTGGACGTGGCCCACTCCAGATGTTCCGCCAGAGCCTTGCCGCTGTCGAAGCCGTGCAGCTCCTCAAATACGCCAAATTTCCCGGAATCGCTGGGGATCTGGATCATCCTGACTTCCATCCCGGCAAAGGTACGCTCACCGGCTTTTGCCGCATGTTCAGTCAGTGACAGCTCGCCGGTTGAAAAGAACAGCAGCCGCCACTGCTTACGGGTGCGCAGCTCACCGTCCGTACCGGCACGGCCCTTGCCCTGACCGTTTGCCAGCATGTAGGCGATATTGCCTGCCTCGCGTCCGTCCACCTCCCGGATCTCATCAAGCATCATGGCGGCATCGTTGCGGCGGCTGGCGCATCCCTCCAGCGCGTTGCCGGTTGCCCGCCACGTCTGCCAGTAATCAGGCCCGCCACAGACAGAGGTTGCCGCTTTCATGGTGGTGGTCTTACCGTCCGTCGATTCCCCCTTGAGGTGGTAGCCGCCGCCGTCCATACCAACCAGCCGTAACAGGGGGGCAGCAAAGGCCAGACTGACGGCAAACGCCACGCGGGAGTTGCCGGTGCAGTAACGGGAAACGTGCTCCCGCCATTCCTCCGTTGTACCTGACACACGGAAATCGCGCCCCTGCACGGAAGTGGTCTGGAGAATGACACCCTCTGCACCTTCACCGCTGACCTCATCCTGCAGGACGTAAACCTGACCATGCCAGCCCGTGCGGCTGACGCAGGTCACGCGGCGTTCCGGTTTACACAGCGAGATATATTCCATCAGGCGCGCGCGGGCCTCACCGGTGGTGCTGATATAGGACAGCCCGTTAACCAGCAGTACCCGGCGCAGTTCCTCACCGCTCCCACTGAGCATTTCCATCGGCATCGCCCAGCGGCGGCGCTCTCCCCATGTATCTTCCCACTCCAGCAGTCGCCCGAAATTACCGCCATCGGCATCGCAGGTGATTGCCGTCACGCGCAACGGGTTGCATATTTTGACGTTCTGGATCTCCGTCTCACCGTTGCGCTGTACCTGTTTTTCATACCAGAGATATTCCTGGGTAAGTCGGAACCCGTGCGGCAGCTGCGTGCGGCCTTCTCCGCACAGTACAAGACCGTTACGAAAGGCTTCACGGGCACGGGTAATACCGTGCTCACGGTGGAAGTCATTCCAGTCAGCTTTAATTTCTCCCGGTGGCAGCGTCACCCAGCCACCGACTGATTTTGCCGCCCGTTCAGCAAAGGATCTGCCGGGATTCTCGCCCCCGTCCTGAAAATCGTTATCACCGGCGATGATAATTTTTACCTCAGGCCAGCGTGCCCGCAGCGCCTGTGCGACGTTGGGCAGGTTGCCCGCAGATATGGCGGCCACTACGCATCCGGCGGTGAGCTGGCTTACCGTCAGCGCCGTGGCGTAACCTTCGGTAATCACCACCTGTACCGGCGGTTCAGACGGTAACGGGCTGAGCGCCACAAACGCGCCTTTCATCGTGCTGCCGGGCAGTATGCTTTTTTCACCCGTCGGGGCGATAAGCTGTGCACCGGTCACGGCTCCGGCGTTCGTCGTGAGCGGTAACAGCAGGGAACCGGCAGGGAAATCCTTACCGCTGATATGCTGCACGCTCCCGGTCAGGGAGGCCGGGTATCCGGCGAACCCTTTTCCGGTCAGATAGGGGCTTTCTCCCGTGTGACTCTCTTTCATCAGGGCCGCCACGGTAAGGCTCATATCGCGTTTAGGGGCTTTTTGCCTGGCGGGCTTAACGGGCAGTTCCTGCACATCCGGCACATTAAGCACCTGCGCCACCTCCTGCGCTGCCTTTCTGACGCCGTAACCGGTTATGAGCTTAACCAGATCCAGACCATCACCATTGCCGCACTGGCTGCAAATCCACGTCCCGCGCCCGTCGAGGTCATCGAGGCGGAAGCGATCCTTGCCCCCACATTTCGGGCAGGGACCGTGCCTGCCGTTTTCAGGTACATCAATACGCAGCATCTGCAGAATGACGGGCCATTTCCCCCGCGCTGCGGCTGAAATCTGCGTAACCGTCTGTGTTGTCATACTTCCCCCTGATACAGCGATACACCCGAGCTGCAGAAGTCATCAAATGCCGCCGGAAGTGTGCGGTACAGCTCCGCCATCACTTCACAGCCGCGCACGGTCAGTACCGGCGGCGCGGTCAGCAATGATGGCTCCAGCATGTCAGTCAGCAGCGCCAGTGCAGCCGCTGCTCCCTGTGCTTCGCCATATTCGTTAATCAGTGCACACTCGATATGCAGGGCAATGGCCATTTCAATACGTTCAACAGTCAGACTGTGCGGACCATAGTGATCGCAGCCGGTTTCGGTCAGCGCTTTCTGGCGCCAGGCCGATGCAATAGCCCGCCGGTAAAGCGCAGTGGTCATTTCTGCTGGAAAAATAGAAACCTGCGGCTGGTTCATTGGGTGCCTCCTTCAATCAGTTCGCAACTGTGCGCAATATCCGTCAAATCTGACCGCAGGTACTCCATCAGCGCGGCGATGCCTGGCGCACATCCTGCATCCAGCGTTCCGCCCTGCGAGGGGTATTCAGAAAAGAGAAGCTGCAACATGTCGCAGGCCTTTCTGGCGCGAGCCAGCTTTCCGAAACCGTCCTCTGACAACCCATACGCAAAAGCACCGCTATTGTGTTTTTCAGGCAAAGCGTGGCCCTGAGCACCGTTGTGCCCGTTTGAAATATTCATCGTGGATTACTCCGTTTTCAGCGGTGTTTTGTCAGAGAAACTTTGAATAGTGACTGTCGTCAGGTTCAGCAGAACGCCGTATGCTGCGCTCCCGCCAGCGGGTAAATACCACCGACGGATGCAGCGTCAGCGAGCCAGAGCCGCTACCCCCCGCGGGAGCTGGCGAAGGTTTAAAGAGCGGCGCATCAAACAGGCGCGTATACCGCTGCTCAAACCATGCCAGAGGGCAGGAAGAAAGCTTATTGTCGCTGTCATGACGAATCAGCACTTCACAGCTGAATTCAGGGTTAACCAGCGCCACGGAGGGCGAGGCTTCAGTTAATCTGATAATCGTGACAGTCCAGCCACGCTCATGCTGCCAGCGTTCGCCGGGTTGCGGATAATTACGCATGTTCACCTCCGCAGGGAATGCGACCGGCAAAACTCAGCACGTAGTCCGGGGCAAGTCTGCGCCGCGCTGAGCGCTCGTTATCTGCGGTTATCCTTAACATCACAGGGCGGGCATTGCGTTGACTGCGGTTGATCGCCGCGAATAACCAGGTACACTTCTGTTTAGCCATCTTCGTTGTCTCATATAGCGGTTTGGTCAGAAGCCCGGTTAGTGTTGCTGCACTGTCGGGCTTCGCACTCACAAGGTGAATCGCACCTTCGCTTTTAAAGCTACCCTTAAGTGAATCGCACTTCAAGTCTTTTATTATCATTTTTTTTGCGTATACTGAATCGCACCTAACGCAAGGAGATCCAGTAATGGCAACGGGTTCAACTAACAACAAGTCGCAGCAACTTAATGCTCGTTTCCCACATGATGTAGTTGCAGAATTAGAAAGCAACCTTGAAGATGGGGAAACGAAAGCGCAATTTATTGTTACCGCTGTAAAAGGCGAGATTAAACGCCGGCAGCGCAGGAAAAATAAGCCAGAGCAAGTAAGCTGAATAGAGAAGCGAATAGACGTTCTCTCAGATTCCATGCTAATTTCAGTAAGCGAAAATATTTTTAAGCCCACAAACTCATTTTGTCGGGCTTTTTTATTAGTGATTTTCATGCCGTTCACCACGAGAGGCATATATTTGCTCTTGAATCCAGTGATCGACTTCGCTTTCAACAAATGAAATTGCACGAGTTCCTATTTTCACCGGGCGGGGAAATGTATTGTTTGAAAGCTGTTTGTAAAGCCATGCCTTGCTACGCTGAACGCGTCTTAACACCTCTTTTGCTGAGATAAGGGTCTGATTCTCTGAAAGGTTGTTTGCATATTCCATCTTGTTACTCCGTGTTCTACTTAAGTTCACGGTGACTTTAAACACTGAAAAAAAGTCATTCTAGTGATAATGGAATCTATTAAGACAAACGTTGATTCTATTGAAACGTGATGATTTCCACTGAAAAAAAGAAACGATATTCATATGAAAGAACACAAGAAGAAGGAAATGCACAAAAAATAAAATCAATAAAATTCATATAGATAGGATGAAAAATCAAACAAATCATACGTTGAAAGGTATTATTACGTTTTATCGATTCATATTACTCAGGAATTACCACAGTATTACACTGTATTACCCCCTATAGCCCCTTAGAGCCTCTTGTAGCCCCTTCTAATGAGAGATATCCAGAAAGTAATTAATAAATTCACTCTCCGTATTTTATAATATCTTTACCCAACTTTATTTTCTTATAGAACGTAGCTTTTTTAATTCCTTTCAATGGAATCTCATTTTCATTACAAAAAGAAATAATATCATTATATATAACACTATTATCGCTATAATTTACCTTTCCATGTTTCTTAATTAATTCAATTAGCAGGTAAATTAATTTACAACTATAATTATCCTCGTCATCTTTTCTATACTGCCCTCTGCCATTACTCCTTAATTTTTTACCAATTTCATATAATTCATTTCCTCCTAGCATCATTAAAATATCGCCCCAATCTTTATTTTTTACCTGTTGTTGCAATGCGTTCTCAATTCTTTCCTTAATCTCCACAGGTACAATATCTTCCCTCTGAAAGATATAAGCGGCAGTTAATACTAAGTTCGCTTCCACTTTTTGCGTGGCGGATATGTTTTTATATTCATTAATCAGTTGTAGATTTCTGGTTATTGCCTTTCTTAATCTGATAACCTCTTTTAATTGAATCTCAGTCAATTCATCATTTTCGGTATCATAGTCAAAACCATTCATAGCAAGCGCAACTTCGTGTGGCGTAATGTACGTTAACCTATTAAAATAAAACAAATTATTATCAGATTGTGTGTTATTCATTTAAATCTCTCCGTAGCCACACAATGGTAATTATTTTCCATGCACACGCGCAAAATCATATGGTGTGATAGATCCATTCTTGTTAGCATCAATGTAATCAGCCCACCATTGCAGCATTAATCTTCTTTCTTCAAGATATTCAGAAGTGTGCATATATGAACCTTTCACGTTTTTTCGTTCAACGTGGCTTAACTGTCTTTCAATAGCGTCATCATTCCATAGTTTCGACTCACTTAGCGCACCACGCGCCATAGTTCTAAATCCATGACCACATACTTCCGTTTTCGTATCATATCCCATTACACGTAAGGCGCTATTTACTGTATTTTCACTCATTACTTTTTTAGGGTCATGATCGCTGGGAAATATCACCTCACCTTTACCGCTCAAGGCATGTAAACGTTTAAAAATATCAAATGCCTGTTTGCTCAGCGGAACAATATGTTCAGTTTTCATCTTCATCCCACGCTCAGAGTGTTTTACGCCGGGAATAGGCTTACGAATTCCGGGTATCGTCCACTCGCTTCGTTCAAAGTTAACTTCACTCCAGCGAGCAAAACGCATCTCACTTGAACGAATAAATGTAAGTAGCGTTAATTCAACGGCAAGCCGTGTCATTAGTCGCCCTTTATAGCGTGATAATCTTTCAAGGAACTCAGGGATTCTTTTTGGGGGTAGCGCTGGGTGATGGGTCGCCTTAACGCTTAAAAGCGCTCCAGCCATATCACTGGCAGGATTTGACTCAAGAAGGTCATTCTGCACACCGAAACGCATAATTGCGTTTACGCGCTGCATCAGTCGCTGCGCAACATCATGTTTACCTGCCGTATCGACAGCTTTGATCGGATTGAGAAGCTGGCTGGTTCTCAACGTCCTAGCGTCAATTTGACCTATCGAGGGGAAAATATACTGCTCAAGGGTCAGCAGAACGCGATGGCTATGATCTTCGCTCCAAGTTAGATTACTTGCGTGCCATTGCCTTGCGATAGTTTCAAATAAATATGCCCCCTCAATTTCAGCTTGTGCCCCCTTTTGCTCCACTTTGGGGTCAATGCCCTGAGACAACAATTTCTTTGCTGCATCGCGCTTAGCCCGAGCCTCAGCCAAAGTGATCGTCGGGTATACACCAAAAGCGAGCCGATCTTCCTTTTTGTCAGACGGGCGGCGATACTTCATGCGCCAGTATTTGGAACCTTTAGGGGAGACCTCAAGATACAAGCCGCCTCCATCAGCCATTTTATAGGCTTTCTCTTTCGGCTTTGCTGTCTCTATCTGGCGAGCGTTGAGTTTCATTTTGGGGGCACAAATCCTGATCGAATTGACATGCCCCCGATTATGCCCCCAAAAGGGGGTAGACCACAAGAGACCAACAAAGACCATGAAATACGGTAACTTGCTTGTTTTTAAAGATTTTTTCTGGATTTGTAGACTTCAGGAAACGTCAAAAGAAGTGTTAATGGTGCCGAAGGCCGGACTCGAACCGGCACGTATTTCTACGGTTGATTTTGAATCAACTGCGTCTACCGATTTCGCCACTTCGGCACTGAAGGGGATGCGGAAACGTTCTGGATTATACCTGTCGGCGGCGGTCATGCAAGCGACAGCGTGTCGTCATTGCGCTAAGTGTTGAAAAAAACAGCGCTATCCTGCGCGGCGTCACCTTTTGCCGCCGTTCCATAGCGCGACGGCCACCAGCCCCTCCTCTCACAACCCCGCGACCTCAACTCCGCCTGCCAGCCATACCCCTTTCCCTCAGCACTCCCTAACCCCACTCAAACTTATCTCAAATTTTTCTCACCACGCTCTCACCTGCATCCCTATCACAATCCATCTCTGCTCAAACAAATGCCCAATATCCTATCCCCAACTATTCTCCCAACCCCACCCACCACCATTCCAATATATTCCAGAAAGTTTTAGCCAATGCCTTTTAGTTATTCATCCGCTCCGCGGCAAGACATTAATTTCATCAATATTTTTATAACTTTACATTAATGAAAAGTTTTCTTTTTGCCGTTTATTCCAGGATTTTCCTCAGGCGTGAAAGGTTCCAGTAAACACTATTTTTACTAGTCGCTGTACGAGTCTTGATGGACATATTCACTCGATGAATTAACTCAGGAGAATACTTGTGACGACGTTAAAACCTTTGCTGGCCCGCAACCGCAGCTGGGCGCTGCAGAAGTGTCAGCATGACCCGGACTATTTCGAAAAATGGATCGACGGGCAGAGACCCACTCGCTGTGGATCGGCTGCTCCGACAGCCGCGTGCCCGCCGAGGTGCTCACCGGCAGTCAGCCCGGCGAGCTCTTTGTCCACCGCAATATCGCCAACATGCTCGACCCCGCCGACGACAACGTCATGAGCGTCCTGCAGTATGCCCTCCACTACCTTGAGGTGGAGCGGGTGGTGCTTTGCGGCCACTACGGCTGCGGCGGCGTGCAGGCGGCGCTCTCCCTGCCCACTCTGCCGCTGGCGCAGGAATCCTCGGCGCTGGCTCGCCGCATCGGCCAGCTGCGCCGCACCCTGCATCACGAAATTGCGCAGATCGCCGATGGGTGTGGTGTTGCGGCCTCCCCCGGCGCCAGCGCCAGTTCCGACGCGGAGCCCTCTCGCCGTGCCCTTGATGCCCTGGTGGAAGCCAACGTTCGCGCCCAGTTCGCCCGTCTGCTGGAGAGTGAGCCGGTGCAAACGGTGCTCGCCAGCGGGCGGCCCCTCAGCCTGCACGGCTGCGTCTACGACCTGGCTTCCGGCCACTTAACCACCCTCGTCGAACACCTCTCACCGCAGGAGCACGCCCCATGA